TATGCGGGTTGTGATGGTTGCTGTTGTATCTCTTCAAGATCTTCATCTGTTAAATCTGGAAACTGTTTTTTAAGTTCATTTATAGTTACGTTCTTTGCTTCACCAACATAATATATGTCTTCAAAGAAAGGTGAATCGCTATATGAATAAACTAAATTAGCAGGATCAACATATTTTATTGTTGCGCCTTCTGACGTATTAAAATCATTTTTAACAGCACCAATACCTATAACGGTTAAGTCTTGATAAACTCTTTTTAATATATTATCATAATGGTTACCATCCATTAAAACTTTCAAAGCTTGTTCTTCTGCTATTTCTATAGATTGTTTATAGTTTAATTGCATGTGTATCTCTAGCTCCTCAGTAGTCTCTGGTAAATCTTCAGGATCGTTTTGGTACACATTGATACCAAACTTACTCATCACGTCATTATTAAAATCTTTTGACCGCATATCACCTATAATAGATTCCATGTAGGCTGTTCTTTGATTTACACCGGCTGGATCTTGTGAGTAAGCTTTTATATCATAAGCTCTTTCAGCAATACCATTCACTACTATATCTACAAACTTAGGTATGATAGGTACTGGCTTCCAGTCTAAATTAAGATATGATAAATCACCATTAATAGATAATTCATCTTTATATTTCTGTATTGATTGTTCGCCTCTAGCATATAATCTAAGTTTATGAAACTCAGCTTGATTAATATTATACCTATTGTTGTTTTTATCTTTTCCAAACCATTCGCTTTCAATGGCTTTAGCTACTTTTAAACCGTATTCAGCGCTAGCTTTTTCAGCATCACTAACTACTTGACTAGGAAAATAACCTTTTTTACTCATATCTATTTTATTATTTGTGATGTAAATCCATCATTGTTATATCTTGAAAAGTTTATATTTACTTTCGCTTTATGTGTTTTTGAATTAGGCGTATAAAGGTGTCTATTACAAGCCATAATCGCAAGCCCGCTGCTAATAGTAGCATCAAACTTAGTACGCTTAGTAATATCAAATTTCGCCCAATCATTTAAAGTTCTGTTAAAGTACATGTTACCGCAACCGCCGTCTGATTTTAAACCTACATTTTCTTGTATATAAGTTTCAATAGCTGCCGCGTGCGCTTGCTTAATATCTTCACTAGAGTTTGGTATACCACCTATTTCTTTTTCAGTAACAGATAGTTTATTCCAAACCTTATCTGGCCTGTTCATTGAATATCCTCTATAACCTCTTCTTCGTAAGTAATACAACAAACGTGGTTTATTATTCTCTGCAAGTATAGGCATGCCATAAAACACCAATGACATTAATACGTCTTCAAAAAACATTTCAGCCGTTTGAGGCCTTGCTATGTACTCTAAAAAAAACTGACTAGGTGGTGCATCTTCCATGCTATACTTAGTTAAACCATGTAACGATCCATTAGAACCTACACCATCAACAGTTCCTGATATATCATAACTATCACATCCAAAAGCACCCATGTGCTCGTTACCTGGATATTTTAACCCGTTCTTTTCAATAAGTTTATTTTGTAAATTAGCAGGTGGTACCCAGCTAATTCTAAATCTACCTTTGGGATCTGGATAAAATTGTACGTTAGTATCTTTTATACCGTTGATCCATTGAAAATTACCAACAGATATACCATTGTTAGTTTCTTCGTTATAATCTATTTGTTCGTATATTTTTACTAGATTAAATATACTGTTATTCGCCTCATCTCTAAATGCATGCTCTTCAGTTCTTGGAAACTGACGATAAAATTCATTTAAAGCATCTTGATCATTTTTTAAACCATCAGCTTCATTTTGCCAATGATCTATAACGCCAGTATCAATAATGTCATCGTGTGGGCCGTGGATCTCGTTATCTGGTGTATCAAACACAGGTAAGCCATACTCATCCATAAATCCTTCATAGTTCCACTCCATTGGTATAAAAAATGAATATAGTCCTGAAGCTGTTTGGCCATTTTTATTTCTTTTAGTTACGTCAGAGTTATAATATAATTTCTTAAAATTATCACCACCTTTGTCTAGTGCATTACAGGTTGAACCCATCATACACTTACCTATAATTCTACTACCTAGTCTTAGAGTTGTTTTTGTTACCCTCCAGTTATTTAATATATTATCTGGTCTTTCCCACTTGCCTGATTCATCATGTGCAAGAAGCTTTAGTTTCTCACCGTCATATGAATTATCACCGGTGTTTTTCCAATCGATAGTCGTATCAAGACCGGTAAGTTCTTCTGGTTGATCACTGGCAGCTGTGGTAAGTTTTCTTCTTGTAAGCTTAGACGCAGGTACTCTGTACGCAAGCTCTGTCTTCGGCCTGTCCATTCCATCCTGTATAGGTTTGAAAAAGAAAGGATAGTTGACTGATATTGGTACAACTTTGTCTGTGAACATCTTTTTAGCATCGGCACCAGACTTAGATAATATACCGAATCTCGCATCTGATGATATTGTGGCAAGGTTAACGATTTCACCTGAGGCCATGAATGAAAAACCAGATCGCCTGTTTTTGAGGTAACACATGCCATATGATCTAGCATCTGCTTTGCAAGCTTCCCAGAATATAAAGAATAATCTATTGGCTTCTCTAAAATCAGGGTGTCCAACGTCAATCTTTGACCATTGGAGGTACATGTAATGGGTACCAGTGATATAAGTAGGAACACCTTTATTATAATACCAAAACCCTTCATCTCTTCTTGTAAACTCATCCTCTATATAATCAATGTATTTATTTTTAAACTCATCAGGATAATCTCTCCAGTCAAATATTGTTTTTATTCTATTGAGTTCTTTTGAATAAGGGGATACTTCCCATTTATCACTTTTAAATTTTTTTATTTTTGCAGGTTGTTTTGGTAATGCTATTTTTAAATTTTGTATTTCAATAATATCACCTATTTGCCCTGTCTTACTTATGACTACAATATCATTTTCTTTATTGTAACCATACTTCCACTTTTTACTTTTGTTAAGTCTTTTAAGCGTATTAATTCTTACTGGCTCAACAATTTTATATAATGTTTGTTCGTACATTACTTAGATCTTTTCTCTGCAAAACCACCAAAAGCTTTTGGCTCGGTTTCTTCTTTTGCCTTACCATCTAACATTGCTTTTTCTTCATCAATACGATTTAGTATTTCAAATGCATCAAATATAGCTAGTTTTTTTGTAGCTGCTGCATTTTTTAACCTATCCGCGGAAACATCATCGTCACTATCAACTATCTTTTCTTTAGCAACTTTTATAAGCTCATCAACCGCTCTATAACCAGCTTGGATTATATTCTTTTTCTTGTCCTTGGTATTCATATTTAATTGTAATTTCACTTGTGTATACCCTATATAGCCTCTCGCGCTCTATAATGAACTCGTACTCACTGCTAGGCGTAAACCCTATTAAGTCACCTTGTGTTAAACCTGACTCATCTAAGAGCTTATTAGAGTACTTTAAAACACCAACTAATGGTTGTTCAGTACCGACGTCTAAAATGTTGTATGAGTGTATTGGTTTCACAAAACAATATTCATCAGGTGCTTGCCAATGATTACTTGATTTATATAAAAATATTTGGTCTAATGTTATTTTGTAAGTTGTTTCATCAACAAAATTAGAGCTGTTTTTTTCAACACCTCGCGCGTTATGCCATCTTCTAAATATATTATGATGGACAATTACGGTATCTCCAGGTTTTACATCCGTTTTAACCAAACGTGGTATTGATATTACTTCTGCTTCTCTATTTATGTATTGATGATTAAAAACCTCCGTGTTAACAACAAGTTCTTTGTCACCAATTTTTTTAGTATTATTATATCTTTTACCTATTGGTTTTATAATAAAGTCATATAAACTTTGCATTAGTACTCTAGATTATACTCTACAGATACAGCCATGTTTTTGTTAAAATCTTTCCAAGGTATAACGTTGTTATCCTTTTTGATATAAACACTAAATTTGTCTGTTTCTTCAATTATATCACAAATGACGTGCCCGCCGTAAACCTCTTGGCCAACGGCGTAATGCATTGCGTCATTTTTATAATCTTTACCGATACTAATCTTGCGTATCAGCTTCATCCTCCACGTTTTCAGGAAGTGGTGCAATAGATCCGTCTTGTATGTTAATACTTACTTTTCCGTACTCCTCTTCTAGTTTACCTTGAAACTCAGTCAACTCAGTTTGCATTTTTACTACTGCGTGTAGTAAATTATGTTTTTGAGATTCTAAGCCACCAAGCTGTAATTGTGCTTGGTTAATTTTGTTAACGTGTCCTTGAAGTTCTTTTAATTGTTCTTCAGAGATATTTTTTACTTCTTTACTCATAATTAATTTAATTTAATTGTTAAAAATTTACTTTAATATTATTACATATAATATAACAATATTAAATAGCTATTGTCCTACTCTCCTTGTTCCTCTTCTGTTTCTTCTTCAGCTTCTTCAGCTTCTTCAGCTTCTTCAGCTTCTTCAGCTGGAGCCCAAGGTAAAGCAGCCTCCTCATTTTTAGGTGTAACCGCTTCGGCTATTTGCTTTTCAATAACCTCGTTCATGTGTTCAACTGGATGATTTGCTTTTGCCATCTCAATAACATTAGATTCAGTAGCATCAGCTAATTTTATAAAATCATCTTTATCAGGACCAGGTAAAGGGCAAGCGCCGTTAAATACTCCTTCATTTCCATTCTCATCAACGCCCTTATATTCAAAGTTAACGTGAGTGATTACATCAGACAAACCGTCTAACGATGGTGCTTTTTTCATAGCCGTAATCTTCCATGTATATGTAATTGCCATAATTATTTATTTTAAGTTAAAATTATATCTTTATAGTTACTTATTTTCTAATGCTTTTACTCTATTGAGTAAATCTTCGTTTTGTGCCTTAAGTTCTTGCACCGCTTTTACTAACGTAGATGTTATCGCATTGTAATCTACAGACTTGTGATCATCAAGCTCACCTTGCGTTATCCATTTAGGAACTACAGCTTCAACTTCTTGAGCAACAAAACCAGTGTGTACATCATCTGTTGAACTATCTATCCAATTAAAGTTTCTTGGCCTTAGTGATGTTATCTCAGATAAACCATACTCAGAATCTACAATATTCTCTTTTAATCTTTCGTCTGAAATAGCTGAATAATTCAATACAAAAACACTACCACTGTTGCTAGCAGGCCTTATATACCAATCACCATTTGACCCGTAATGTATATGTGAAAATGTACTACCTTTACTACTATGAGGCCCAAGTCTAACCGTACCATCTGTATTATTATTTCCAAAAACCTGTAGTGTACCTTTTGTATTATCAGCAGCAACACTTGTACCAATGGCTAATACAGGTTCAGATGTGTTTCCCGCATCTAACTCCATTATTCTTGTTGTGCCATTATACCAGGCAAAATCCCTACTGTGCGTACCAAATTGGTATTCACCACCCTGGTGACCTATAGATCCATACTGATCGTGGTCGTTAGTTGCCCCAAACTCTATTACTGGACCACCACTGTGAACAGCATCTAATACAATTTGGTAAGCATCTAAAGCTCTAACGTAACTTTCGCCTGTTAATTGGCCTCTAAATATTGCGTTGCCATCTGAGCCAATTAAGAGTCTTTCAGTTGTTCCACCGCTTGCGTTAGTGTATACAGAAAAGCTACCATACTGCGATACCACTCTCATGTTCATAGCTGAGGCGCTAGTGCCCGTACCTTGAACGTAACCTCTTCTATTTCCATCACCATCATAAAAAGACATAAAAGGTGACCAGCTAGTTCCAAGCGAATTACCATCTGTTAATCTTAACTGTTCAGCTCCTGATACCGATTTTAATTCTAACACAGCGGTTGATGCAGTAGCATTGTTAGCGCCTAACACATGGCCCTTAGCACCAGATAATATTGAACCAGCCACATTTAATGATGTACTGCTACTTGGATTTAAATAATAAGTTGTATCATCTGAATCGTAAAATATTGGAGCTCTTAATGATGATACGCCATAAAAGTTACCACCGTTATCACTATGCCATCTTTTTGTACCTTGACCACCTGATGTTCCAGCGGTCCCAGTAGTTGTCCAACCTTCAATAGCACCAACAGATTTGTCAAATCTAATATACGCTCCATACTGAGTATCATAAGCTCTACCATAGTATTGACCGTTTACGTGAATATTAACACCAATACCCGCTCCATTGTAGGTTATTCCTGGCTCAGATACCCAAGCAGTTAATGCACTACTATTACTGTCAGTAGCAGGACTACTACCATGAGCATAATTTAATTGTATTCTAGCAGAACTATGACTACCTTGCATAAACCATTTACCAGCTGTTGCTAAAGAAGTGGATGTACCTGCTGGATCTAGATAATAAGTAGTATCAGCTGAATCGTAAAATATAGGCGATCTCATTTGATTATTTGCAAGGAAGAAGCCATTATCAGTTCTTGCTTGCTCAGTACCATTATAGTATAATCTTAGATATGAATTTCTAGCGCCTTCAAGGTACCATTCGTTATCAGAATCATTGTATAATCCCATTGTCACGTTATTACTCATTAGAGTATTAAATATTCCACTATGAGCAAACGTAATACCATTCCAGTTATTTCTTGCGCCATCCATTCTCCACGCTCCATAGTCTGAAGTTGCATTAGGATAAATGTGCGCACTGTTTGCAGGAGCATAAAGACCCGTGTTGTTCTGTAAATACATCCATGAATTTACATTGGCGTAGTTTGAACCACCTTGTGTTAATGCGAAGCCATTAATTAACTTAAGACTTTTAACCTCAGCTTCACCCGCTGTTTTTAAACCAGTTGAAGTGCTTGCTGGATCTAGATAATAAGTAGTGTCAGCTGAATCGTAAAATATAGGAGCACGATATGAGCCTGTTGCAATTGCATTTCCACTGTAATCTATGGAAAATCTTTCAACTGGAATATCAGTGTTATCATTACTGTTATTAGTTTCACTTTTTACTCCAACTACAAAATAAGATCTTTCACTTCCTGGGGTATCATGATACTTTGCACCAACCCAAACGTGAGACGCTGCGTCATAAGTGTTATTACCACCATAATTCATTAAACCATTCCAAGCAATACCACCATAATATGGCGCTGAAGTTCCTGCTCTCGTTGTGTTTGGGCCTAATTGTATTGCAATTGATCCATTACCCATATGTGATTCACCAGATCCATTATTAGATACTCTTAAGTTTCCATATTCTACATCTGCAATATTTGCAGGATGAACACCTATAGCTATATAATTAATTTTACTAAATGAAGCTGGATTTAAATAATAGTTGGTATCAGACGTATCATAAAGAGCATTAACGTACACGCTGCCTCCAAAAACCGCGTTTTGATTTTGGTCTAAAGTCAATGCATCAGCTAAACCACTAGCACTTCTTGTTTTAATTAGAAGTTTAGTAGGCGCTTGAGTATTGTTCCACGTATCAGTTGCTATAGCATGTATCATTACACCAACATTATCAGCTACACCACCAGAGTCAACACCCTCAAAGTATAAGTTACCAATATAATCGCCACTTGCTATGGCAGTGTCTGTACTTCTAAGGTGTAATTTACCACCAACACTACTTGTTATTTTAACGCTGTTTGTTGCGGTTGTTACAGTGTTAGTTATATGAAGTCTATCATCACCACCAGTTCTTAATTTTATACTATCGCTTTGAAAATATATATAAGTGTTAGTATCTCCTTTGTGATATATGTAATCATTTACTTGTATTGTATTTAAATGAGATGTACCTGCTGGATCTAGATAATATCCTGTATCATCTGAATCATAGAATATTGGAGCACGAGATGAGCCATGCGATAAAGTGTGGTCGTTATTTACTGTAAACTCAACATTATCATTTGACCTAAGCTCTAAACCAGCACCACCAGTTGGTGACCTAAGCGTCCAATGGCCATCACTATCTAGTAAACCAAAACCACCGTTATCACCATAGACATAACCTTTTATAGTATTTCCACCATTTTGAAATCTTATACCACCTGCGTTACTATCATCCCACTTAAATGCTAGATAACTATCATTACCTGTATCAAAAAATCTTGCGCCATCATAAAAGTGTAATTCATTAACATAATGAATATTATTATTATTCATGTCAATAGACCCACCCATATTAAGTGTATAACTACCAGATGTATTAGGATCAGCTGCTAAACCTAAATAAACCATTTTAGAACCAGCAGCAGGATTTAAATAATATCCTGTATTATCTAGGTCATAGAATATTGGAGCTCTAACATCGCCAGCAACTGACATTGTACCACTACCTAAAACGAAAATCATTTTCTTGTAAGCAGTTCTAGCAGTACCAGCGTTATTGTAAAGTGTTTTTGATCCCATGTTCGGGCTATTTTGGCCTGCTGTAAATTGTATTTCGTTGTTACTATTTTCAGTGCTTATACCCCATTCAACATGCGGCTCATAATCTGCAAATAAAATAGTATCACCCTCGCTTGTCTGTTGTTGTATTGCTATAGCAGAACCACTATCAGCAGTTCCAGAAGAATATAATTCTACAGCCGCATGGTTACCATTAGTACCACCAGCTGTTTTCTTAATACTAGAACTGCCGCTACCTAAATCAATAGTCCCAAAATCACCTTGAACATTTAAATTACCAGTTGATCTGATATGTTTATCTCTATTTAAAATTTCATTTAATGATGGCTCTTGACCATTTATCTCATAGAAACCAGGGTTGTACCATTGTAATTCAGCGTTAGAGTCAGTAGAATAATACAGGTATGTTCTGTGTGTTTGGGTTGTAGAACCGTCTTTCATTTTAAATGTA